AAGGTCATTCCACTGATTCTCAAAGCGAGCGACCTGAGCAGCAGTAGAGCGTTGTGCCTTCTCAAAGGCACCTGCGGTATGAGCGGCTTTTGTGAACTCTTTAGCCAGTTTAGGAAGAAGGTCTTTAGCAAGAACTTGTCCATTCTGTAGCATCTTAAAGAGTTCTTCAGTCGTAACTCCAAGGGCATCAGCAGCAAGACCAACTGCGCCCGGCAGACGTTCACCCAACTGACCTTTCAATTCTTCAGACTGAATGGTGCCTTTAGAGAGCATCTGTTGAAGTGCCCTAAAGGTTCCTGCAAGATCATCATTAGACAACCCAAGGACTCGACCATACTCAGCCGTAGCCTTAAAAATGTCCTTGACCTCTTCCGTTCCAACACCAACTGATTTACCAGCCGCTAGGAAGTTAGTGAAGGTACGGGTATTCTCAAGGAAGGTAAAACCGATCCTATCCGCTTCTGCCCTCAGCCACTTATATTGTTGTTCTGCATCAGCAGCCACACCCGTTACAGAGAGGAGTGCCGCCTTAGCAGCATCGATCTTCATTGTAGTCTGTACGATGTCCGTACCGATAACAGTAGCGGCTACGGGGGCGATACCGGCGCGGATCATCGCTCCAGCACCAATTCCTCCATTGGCAAACCCAAATCTCCCGCCCGCATTTCCACCCCGAGCGCCAAACCCGCCACCAGAGGAACGACGGACGTTGGCACCTACATTGACGTTTACGTTGGTGCTTCTAAGTCGCATAATCTCGGCCCTGAGATTACGGACTTCAGATACGGTTGCTCCAAGACGCTGACGAGCCCTATCCAGATCAGCATTGTCAGTGCGGAACTTGAATGCATTTTTAGTAAGGCCACGAAGTTGACGGGTATATACCGCCAGATTCTTCATCTGCCCCATCAGCATGTCCAGTTGACGAGTGTCGGCTTTGATACCGATTCTCGCAAAGAACTCTGCAACCTGAATTGACTTCATTGGATTCCTAAATGAAAAAGGGGAAGGGAAATAACTCCCTACCCCTCCTTATTTCGCCTTTACCTTGTCCGTTTCGTACTTCGTGAGTGCATCTTTCATATCCAGCGCCTCAATGAAGTCGTACAAGTCATGTACCGTGTAGTATTCTTGCAACTCCCGAAGGGTTGCGTACTTCGCCAGTACGATTCGCCAGATTAGGGGGTCAAGGCTACCATTCGTCTCTATGTCGTAGTGTAACGGTGACTGGATTACGGTTTCAGCGGGTTCGCCTGATTTGGCAGGAGTCCACCGAAACCGTTTTGAAAAACCGAGGAGTAGTTAAGAGAGATGATCTCTTTGACAAGGCTGAACAAGGCACCGTAGTTCTCAGCGAACTCCATATCAAAAACGATAGGCTGACCATTCTTGGTCACATTCTTGTTCACCCACTCAATAATCATTTGGTCAAGATTTTCCTTGTCCAGATTATCGAAAAGGATTTCGGCTGCTTTACCAAGACCCTCAGTATTTACTGTACCATCCTCCGATCCTGCAATCTCAGCGAGAGCAGGACCGATCACCTTCATAAGTCGTTTGAGGTAGACAACACCTTTAGTTGCCGGAAAGGTAGTGACGTGGTACTCAACATCACCAACCATAACCGAGTGTGAACTTACAGCCATCTGCTAGGACTCCTTACCTTAATGCCCGCTAGAGAAATAGAGGGGGACCGTCGAGACACCTCGGTGGCTCCGTCCCCCGGCCCTAGCAAGGCCAACCTTCTTCTTACGAATTACCACCAGCGAACGCAACGAGATCAGCGCACTCAATGCTCCACTCACGGGTAGACATACCGTTAGAGTATTCAGCATTAGGGTTCTTCATGATCCATGCATCGCCAGCCATATACAACGAAGTACCATTCGTGTCCTTCACAACTACCGGAAACTTACCCGTCAAGGTAGTTTCATCAGCAATCTGGAGGGCGGACAGAACATCATTAGACTCAGAGGTCTGTTGGAGAGTAATCGTGATCTTACCCGAGCGATCTGCCGAGTGAACACGACCAACTTCTCCGTCAGAGCCGACAACCTTTGTGAAGGCATCAGCGGCTCGTTCTACAGAGACGAAAGTGCCATCAGCATAACCTGTGATGATGACACCCGCAACTGTAATGGAGACTTTCTTAGGGGAATAAGTTTTAGCGGCCATTGAAATTCTCCTTATACCGTCACAGTGCCGTTAATTGTCGTCTTGTGGATCGCGCCGGCCAGTGTCGCTTGGAACGTAATGGTCGGGAATACGCGGGTTGCTTTAGTGGCAGCAGACACAGACGAGACTTTCGGTACAGTTACCGTATAATCCGAAGTGATGTAGTCAGCCGCTACGGCTTCCTGAAGCACACCACGAATCTGACCCTCGATTACAGTAGCGCCCGCATCAATGTACGGAATTTTGTCACTGTTCACGAGTATAGAGTAGACATTCTCCTCCATACGGGATTCCATCCAGTCAGCACCGACAATTACGTCGATGAACTCACCAGAAGCCATCACACCCTCACGGGTGATGTCAACACCACCAATGGTTTCATAAGTGTTGATGTTCTTACCACGAGCGCGAGTGGATTCCGTGGTGGTCGGACTATCTTGCTCAACTCCCGTCAGAGTCTTGAATTTCCAAGTGGCGGAACCCGGGTCTTTCGGGAGCATTACACCAAGCCAAGCAGCCTCAGCGTAAGTAGTGTTAGCATCTACATCGTAAAGGCCAAACGTGCGATCATAGCCAGAAGCCTTCAGTTCCGAAGCCAGATCATCAGTGTCAGTGCTGACGATTGCCGCAACACCACTGGAATAGCCATAAATCTTCTTCAAAGGTTCGATAGCCGCCGCAACCGCCTGAACATCCGCTTTTACATGGCTATGCGAGGTGATGGCATACCAAGTGTCCTGTACCTCACGGATATTAGCGATGTCCGTAGCAAAGGAGTTCGACGCAGTATAAGCAATCGAAAGATTCTCAGAGGCAGTCAGACTGTAATAGGTCGAAGCCACATCCGGGTTAAGGATAAGCGTGGTAGAGCCAGTTGCAGTTACAGGTTCTGCACCGCCGTTGACAGCAGCAATGAGGCCAGCAACAATCTCAGATGCGGTAGCCGAACTATCCGAAGTATAGGAGAACGTTGTACCGTTGATCGTAACGCTGTATGCCGTGGAGTTGGCTACGGTAGGCGTCAGGGTAGCGGTATCAGCAGTACCTCGCTCCGCTACAATCATTGTCTCCGGGTGTACCGGCTGACTAAAGAGCGCATTAGCGGCGATATACGCCGTATCCGACTCTTGGAAGCCGTCCGTAAGAAGGTCCGCAGCGGAAGTATACTCTCGCCAAATCTCGCCAGCGTCGAATACGCGGGTCAGGCTCAGGTGCATCATTACACCAAATGAAGCCCGCGTTACGGCTGCTGTTTCACGCGAGATATTGACGTTCACAATATCAGAAATGCTAGGCATCGTCTATATCCTAAGTTTATGGTGCAATGGTAGTAATTGTGATGGAAGTCTCCAGCGGATCATCTACCGCCCCAGACAATTCTCCATCTACACTTACTTCTGCGATGACACCAACATTATCAGTGTCCTCAATACGAGCATGGAAGGTCGCATTGAAGCGACTTGATTCTTCCCATATTGTATCACGGATAGCCGGAATGTCAAGAATGTCATCGTGACTGACTACCGCCATGCCTTCGGCAAGGAAGGCATCAACTACCTCATCCTTGTTAAAGGCAAACTGTAGTTTGGTAATGGCATTTTTAGCCTCGGGGCCGTATGCCGCAAATTGGACGGACACCTCGTAATGTGCCCATACATCCGCTAGACCTGTCGTATCATCAGGGGAGGCGGACTCTCCCCTACCAAGTTGCTTATGGTTACCTACGTCAATCGTGGCGTAGGTTCTCTCCGTAGGGCGGGGGGAGGTCTGTTTGGCAAAGATGGTTGGGCAGTTAAGGATTGGCTGTACCATCCTATAAATACTGTTCTCAACTTCTGTGAAGTCAATCACTTCTTATCAACCTTTCCCGCGACAGCCATCTCAATACGGTCCAACTGGTCATATAGCCTTGTGACTACGGCATTGAAATCATCTTTACGAAGATAGATGTTCGTTACGTCTTTTTCGTGCTGACGTTGGACTTCAATATGCTTATCCAGACGTTCCTTCACATCTTTTTGGTCATCTCTCAAGATTTTCAAGAGCCAGCCTCCTATACCAGTTACGAGAGCGGCAAGGAGATTAAAGAGAAACTGATAGTCAACCGGGTCAGACACACGTTATTCCTTATGCCCGTGGCACGGTATGGGTGAGCGATGTCACGGATACAGTCAGTCCCGACACTATGGAAGTAGTTGGTACTACCATGTTTGCATTAGAGGTTGCTACGTTACCATCCATCACGACTGTAGTCCCATCGGATTTGAAGGCACGGTACCATGATGCAGTTCCAGAGGCGGAAGCCGTTACACTGGCGATAGCGGCTGCGGTAATGACGCCATTACTCGGAGAACCAAATGCCGTAGAGGCAAAGCGGAGGGTAGCCAGTAGGTTTTGAGTAGTAATCGCAGTATCCGCATTAGCGGGCTGTGATCCATCATAAATCCTGATATACCCATCATTGCACAACCCACCAATGGTGTTGGCCTGTGCGTTGCATGTTGCGTATGCGAGTTGTGTATTCTTTGCCATCTTGGTTCTTCGGTTAGTTTAGGTCATTACCGCAAGGATCAGTGGTTCCTGCTGGATATGTAAGAACCATGTCGGCCGCGTCGGTTATCAATGTAACTGATACGGTTTTTCCATTAGCGACAAAACCGCTATCAGTGATTTGGATAACAAAGGTTTGATCTGTTCCTATCGTAAATCGTCCCGTCGCCGTTCCAATCGTTCCCTCGCTGGTGATGTAGGTAATACCTCCCGTTGATCCATCCATAACAATACCGACACGGAAGCCGACGAGAGGAACACCAATAGGAGAAGCCGAAAGTCCAGAGAAGGCGGTAACAGGGCTCCCCGAGTAAACAGCAATATGGGCATTGCTTGTTTCTCCGGGGGATGGAATCCCACCCGAGGATGAGACAGTAGAAATCCCAACCCCATTAAAATCTACATCAGGTACGGAGTTAACCAGCATCTCAACTGCGACCTTTCCAGACCCAATGCTGATTGCTTGTGATCCAAATGCATTAGCGGAATTTGGCAATGCGAAAGCGCCTCCTCCAACTGCGGGGGATTGATATATATAATCAACCCTCCTATAGTCTGGTGCGTTGGCGGCGGCATGGCCAAACCCAAAAGCGGCAGATAAAGTGCCGTCATCATCCAGTGGATAGGCGCAACTGATGGGTCCACTACTACCGACAATATCCGTTACCTGAGAAGCATTATCAGTAGATACGGATGCTCCAAGAGAGAGGGAAGTGGTAATAGAAGTTTCTTGTGTCTTGTTATTCGTTTCAACAGTGGCATTGAAATTAAGCCCGGGTATGACAACCCCGGAATCACATTCAATCCCCCACACCTCATCATGGGTAAGGATTTGACCCGACCAACGGTTTACCCTCTGAACTTCATATACCTCACCTTCATAATAAACGAGGTCAGCCTTATATGAGTTCTTCTCGTCTACAGTGCGGAGGGTTCCGGGGTAGGTGTAGATCACAATGATCTTTTTAGTACGATCACCTTCAGCAAGTCGTTGGATCGTCTCAGAACCTTTGTCCACAAAAGGCTGTATGGAACCTTTGTATGAAGTCGCGGCCATAACACCATCAATGTACCGACCATCAACATAACTCCCCTCCGAATATCGGATACGAGTGAAGTCTTGTTTGAATCGGGACTGAAGCGGGATTTGCGTCATGGTTTAATACTTGTTTTCCGTACCAGCCGAAACTTAGCCGATTTAGCGAGGGCACCTGTCCAATTAAGGGGATCATCTTTCCCCTTAGCCGCAATAGTCATTGGTGCGTTCTTTCGGAGATACCCGTCACTCCCCGCCACTTTAACGAAGAGATTGAGTTTGTCCGCTGCGTGAACCCCTAGCGCCTTGAATGCTTGGTTAGCGGCCACTTGGCTATTACCGGCAAACGACTTTTCAACCGCAATCTGGAGTTGGGCAGCAAAACCTTTGTTGAGGTTAAACGTGCCCTCCATCATCGGACGAGGAGGGATCGCCCAACCGGGAGCATTTTTGCTATCTCCCCTCACACCATAGTTGTTAATGACTGCTAGTTCTGCAAAGGAGAAATCCCACTTAGGGTGTTTCTCTCCGTTGAGATAACCTACGTCCACAGAGGGGAGGTTCTTCATCAACTGCTTCAATTTCTTCAATCCACTAATGTCAAGTTTTAGACCGCTGACATTAAAGTCAATGGTACTCTCTTTTTGACGCTTAGTGTATTGACGAGCCATTAGGTATTACAGTCTGTATCCGAATCCATAATCCCGATAGAGAAGGCTTCTTGGTTTCGGTCGGAGTTAGCCTTGTTCGTCTCAATATCAGAAATGGAAGTTCCACCAGCGTAAGGCATGGGGCACACATTCAGGCTCATCTGCTTCTTCAAGTCAGCGGCTAATGCCGCATAGGCCCTAGCCCTCTGGCTCCACTTAACCTCAATCTGCCCGGTACGCTCGTCGGCAAGACGACCAAACTTCGCTGAGATAGAAAGGGCCGCTAAATAAGCAGCCCCTACTCCAGTTCCGCCCTT